GTAGCATCAACAGCTTTTAGAGATTTAGTAGTACAAGGAGCCAGTGTTTACTCGAACTTGAATGATCTTTCTAACATTCTACCTAAAGTTGCTAAACCATTTTCTGGATTCTTTAGTCAATCGGTGGCGCAAGGTTCGTCGTCGACGTTATATGAACAGTTTATGGTGTTTACAACAGAAGACATTAGTTCGTCCAACCAGTACACATCAACCCCTGGTAGTGGATTTCCCTTTTTGTTGCGTAATCGCCACAACTCAGGTAGGTGGAACGTGGAGTATACTATAATGCCCATAACCACAGAGATCCCGGATCTACTCCAAGCACCTTGGATTGGATTGGAAACTGCTAGCTTACCTCAGGAATACCTAAACTTAAAATGGCCGACTGATTCTATCATTCTACCTCAAAGAAACGCCCAACGTTCTAAAGTGCCAGTCTACTCGGATCAATCTAACACGATCCATTACGGTACTTTTATCCATGAAGAAAGTGAAAAAGAAAAGCAAACGAAGAAGTAGTAAGGCCATCAGTTGGGGCGGATTTAGCACCCGTCCTAGCGATGCAACGTGAAAACCACTGAAATGCTTTGGCTCAAGTGGGTCGATTATAATTGCGATCGCGTTGCGGTAGATGGCCGCCCTACCACCTTTGTAGCTTTCTTGTATATATTGTATATTTGTTATTTGTATTGTTAATTACTGACGGAGATCGGGAATCTGAAGTGCCAGAAATGGTGCGAAAGGCCGTAATCGCTAATTATGGTGTAAGCTCTGGCTGGTGTAATTCCTATGTAATTCCTTCTTGGTGTTAGGTAATCAGTGTATTGCTCTCTTGGCAGCATCCACTCCGGGGTTTGACGCAATGCTTATTTGTATATATTTGTCGTGATGTCGTTTGTTTGTTATTTGTTATTTGTGTTATTTTAAATCCAAAACTATCTTGGCAAGAAGGAAAACTTGTAAAGCTCTCGAAGAGTGCCCGTGAGGCAAACCAAAAATCAAAATCCAAAACTATCTTGGCAAGAAGGAAACTTGTAAAGCTCGCGAAGAGTGCCCGTGAGGCAAACCAAAAAGAGTTAGGGACTCGGAAGAT